TTCACTTGAGAACGCCGACAAGCTACTAAAAGCTCTTGGCGTGGAACTTACAATAGGTTGTTTAATTAATGAAAGGAGGTGAGAATATATGGTACGCTTGGCGAACCCTGATTTAGCAACAGTAATCGAAATATATTACTCTTGTGCTGAGATTGGTAACAGTGAAATAAAACGATTATGGGGCGGAAAGATTTCAAGGCCGAGCATTGTTAAATTGAAAAATCTGGCAAGAGAACAAATGCGAGTAGATAATAAACCAGCTCTTCGTCCGAATTATGTAAACACGAAATCTGCCTACAAAGCCTGGGGTATAAATATAGCGGAACTTGAAGAAGGCTTTAAGAAATTGCAGAAGCTCAAGATTGTTGGAACCACGCAATAAAAGGAGGTGCAGGAAATGGAAAAATATCTCAGGGAGCTTATTGATAAAAAAGGTTTGAACGAAGCGTATAAAGAGTTTATCCATATGATTGAAAGTATTATGAACACTTGTAGTTGCTATAAGTCCGACACAGAAAAGCTTAATAATATAAAAAGCCTCCTCGGAATAATCGAGGAGGCAGAAATCGGAGGAATGTAAAATGTTTATGAGTTTTGCTGATATATTAGCAGAACAGAAAAAGCCACTTGATTACAAAGTTCAAAAGGCTGTTGAGGCTATTGGAGAGGGCTTTAAGGTCTGCAAACACAAGGCAGGAATAGCGTTCAGTGGTGGCAAAGACAGCACGGTTTTGTGGCACTTAATTCGCACCTGTTTCCCAGATAAGAAAATAGAAATAATTTACGGTAACACTGGAGTTGAGTTTCCTGAATCATTAAAATTTGCTCGAAGCCTTGGCAAGGAGTGGGGCGGAGAACATTTTCACGAAACAAGACCTGAAAGGCTTGAAGAGGACGGTTTAAAGTATGAGGCTCAAAGAGAGGTGCTTGAGTGGCTTAGAAGCGAAGGGCGACTGTCAGAGGTTCTAAAAGATGACGGAAAGCTAAAGAGTACAAAAACGCTCGAGAAAAAAGCAACTCCTGAAATGTGGGAAGATTTTCGTAGGCGTGGTCTTGTCTGGAGAAAAGGACTTCCTAAATCATATTGGTGGTGTGTAGACCAATATGGCTTTCCGATACTTGGCAAGGCTGCTTCTAAGCTTGACGCACGCAGAATCAATGTTGACTGCTTTCTTGAATTTTCCGAGAGTGCCTCGAATAAAGAAGAACTTCTTAAGTATTATGATGTGCTGAGGGAGTGCAAATTTTCACAACATTGTTGTAAGCAGCTAAAAAAGCAACCATCTGAACGATTGCAGGCGGAGCTTGATATTGATGTAATTTTCAAAGGATTGATGGCAGCCGAAAGCAAGACAAGATTGACAAACTTTTCTACACGAGGGTATTTGTTTAAATCCCACAGACCTCATTTAGGTGACGACCCTTTTTATCACTGTAATCCGATTTCAATATGGACGGACGATGATATATGGGAATACATACACAAATACAATGTACCGTATTCAAAGTTATACGATATTGAATATGAAAATTCAAGACACGAAATATGCAAGATAAAGCGAAACGGCTGTATAGGCTGTGCGACTGATATTTTGTATAAAGATAATCATTTGTCAGTGCTTCGTAGAACCCACCCGAATTTGTACTCTGCTCTTATGAAGAATGGAATGGCTGAAGAGATACGGAAGTTATATGAAACTCGGACAAACGGTATACCGTCAATTATAGATGTCTATAAGGATACAGAAATGTTGCTTGATGTAAGACCTTGTGCGTTCGATGATATAGGAGAAAAACTTGACAAAAACGGCATTGATGATGAATACGACCCCGAAGATTAATTAACAGGAAGGACAAAAAATGTTTATAACCAGTCAGAAGAAAAAGGAAGCCAAAGCCACATATAGGGCAGAACAGCTTATAAATGAGCTTTGTAAGCTCTGCGGTAACAGTCGTGATAATTATGCCATTGTTATGGGTATACTTAAAGCAAGATTTACTGAACTCAGTGAGGAGGGAAAATTAAAATGAATAAATATGAATTGTTACAAGATGACAAAATCGAGGTGAGCGGTCACATACTTTACAGAATAAAGGCTTTAAAAGACTTTGGAGATGTGAAAGCTGGAGACTTGGGTGGATATATTGAGGGAGAGAGTAATCTATCTCAGGAAGGTACTTGTTGGGTATATGACAACGCTCATGTCTTTGGTGGGGCTTATGTCTGTGGCGACGCTTGTGTCTGTGACAACGCTCGTGTCTGTGGCGACGCTTGTGTCTGTGACAACGCTCGTGTCTGTGGCGACGCCCATGTCTATAACAACGCTCGTGTCTGTGACAACGCTAAAATAAATAAAATTAGCGATGTTTTATGCATATCACCTATTGGTAGCAGAAATGATGTTACAACATTTTTTAAAACTAAGGACGGTAATATCTGTGTGAAATGTGGGTGCTTTACTGGTACGATTGACGATTTTTTAGATGCTGTCGAGGAAACTCACGGCGAAAATAAACACGCTAAAGCATACAGATTAGCTTGCGAACTTGCAAAAATACAAATTGAATTGGAGGATTAAAAAATGAATAAAATAAAAAAGAAAAATCGCCTCCAGAGCGGCAACTCTGGGGACGACAAGAAATTATTCGCAATTAAGAGTATAGCACGCAACGAAAATAAAATCAAGTGCGTGGTTGCAACTAAAGAGTTGAATGCTTACCAGAAGTCGGTTATCAGAAGAATTTACTATGCAAGCCACGAAAGGCACAGCCTTATTTCTAATCTCAAGAATCTTTCGTTCTGTACATATAGCGTTGCTTTGAAGTATTTGAGAGAGATTAGATTTATTGATAACGAAGACTATTACAGTCTGATTACGGAGGTATAAAGATGAATATTGAATCAGTAAAAATTGATACGCTTGAAATCGAAAATGTTAAGCGTATTAAAGCTGTAAAAATAGAGCCAACAGAAAACGGATTGACAGTAATAGGTGGAAAGAATAACCAAGGTAAGACATCTATTTTGGATGCAATAGCCTGGGGACTTGGTGGGGATAAACTTAAACCATCAGAACCCCAGCGTAATGGTTCGGTAGTACCACCTCATCTTAAGTTTACGCTTTCAAATGGATTGATTGTCGAAAGAAGCGGAAAAAATAGCACTTTGAAAGTAATAGACCCGAATGGAAACAAAAGCGGTCAACAATTACTTAATAGTTTTGTTGAACAATTTGCATTGAATCTTCCAAAGTTTCTCGATGCCACTGCGAAAGAAAAAGCTAATATCTTACTAAAAATAATAGGTGTAGGAGATAGGCTTTATCAACTGGAGAGTGAAGAAACTGCGCTGTATAACAAGCGTCATGCTATTGGGCAAATTGCTGACCAAAAAATGAAGTTCGCTAAAGAAATGAAATTTTTTGAAGGTGTGCCAACAGAGCCTATTTCCGCAAGTGAATTGATTATGCAAGAACAAGAAATACTTGCGAAGAATGCAGAAAATCAGCGTCTTAGAGAAAATACTAAAAAGCTTGAAGAACAGGCTAATGAAATTAGCGAACGCATACAGGCAGATAATAAGTTGCTTACGAAAGTACTTGCACAGCTTGAAACTGCTCGCAAGTCGACGGCTTTTTTGCATGATGAGAGTACAGCTGAACTTGAGGCTAACATTGCAAATGTTGAAGAAATCAACCGCAAAGTAAGAGCAAATCTTGAAAGACAAAAAGCAGAGCTTGATGCAGAAGAATATCAAATGCAGTATGAATCCTATACAAAAGATATAGAGGCTATAAGACAAGAAAGAATTGCTATGCTAAATAATGCAGATTTGCCGCTTCCTGGTTTGTCAGTTGAAGACGGAGAGCTTACATACAAAGGTTTCAAATGGGACAACCTTAGTGGTTCTGAACAACTGAAAGTAGCTACTGCGGTAGTCAGAAAATTAAATCCGAAGTGTGGCTTTGTATTGCTTGATAAACTTGAACAAATGGATTTAGATACGCTGAATGAATTTAGCATTTGGCTTAAGCAGGAGGGCTTACAGGCAATAGCTACAAGAGTTTCAACAGGCGATGAATGTTCTATTATAATTGAAGATGGATATATTAAAAACGATTCTGAAACATTACAAGAAGTAAAGGAATCTAAAAAAACTTGGAAGGCAGGAGAATTTTAATGGCAGTAAGAAAAATAGAGGATAAAGCTAACAGCAGTTGCATTATTAAGTGCAATCCACATAGAGAACTTGCAAGCGGATACACAAAAGTAAAGATTATGCCTGAAAATTACTCAAAAATAATCCTTATTGCAGGTATGACAGGCAAGACAATTCAAGAGGTTACTAATGAGCTTCTTGCATATGCAGTAAAAAACACAAAGATTGAACACGAGGACGGTTTCATAAATTTTTCAAAGTTTGAGAAAGTTTGAGGAGGAATAAAAATGCAAATAATTGATGGTGCTATTCAGTCAGCACAGAAGGTTGTAGTTTATGGTCCTGAAGGAATCGGAAAAAGCACCTTTGCTTCAATGTTCCCGAATCCTATTTTTATTGATACGGAAGGAAGTACAAAAAAGCTTTCAGTAAAGCGATTTGAGCGTCCGACATCTTGGGAAATGCTTATCAGTCAGGTTCAGTATGTTAAAAGCAATTATAAAATTCTTAATTGCAGTACTCTTGTTATTGATACTGCCGATTGGGCAGAACGGCTTTGTTCAACACATGTTTGTGCTAAAGCTAAGAAGAACGGAATTGAAGATTTTGGTTATGGTAAAGGTTATACATATCTTGCAGAAGAATTTGGAAAACTTCCGAATCTTTGTGAAGATTTAGTTGAGCTTGGCATAAATGTAGTAATTACTGCACATGCACAAATGCGTAAATTTGAGCAACCAGACGAAATGGGCAGTTATGACAGATGGGAACTTAAGCTTACTAAATATGTATCTCCTATCATTAAAGAGTGGGCAGATACTTTACTTTTTGCAAATTATCAAACTAATGTTGTCAAGGTTGATGATAAGAAGTATAAGGCACAAGGTGGTACAAAGCGTATTATGTATACAACTCATAATGCTTGCTATGATGCCAAGAATCGTGACAACTTGCCAGAAATGCTTCCGTTTGAATATGGGGCAATAAAAAGTACCATATACGATAGATTATCAGCAGAGCCGGCTGTTACTGAAGACAACGGTATTAAAGAGTATAATTTTAAAAATACTCCACCGGCTACTCAGAAGGCTACTGCAGATGAACTTATCAATGACCTTGATAAAATGGTTGATACAGCGCCGAGGAGAGAGCCTGAACCAACAAGACAAATAACCGATGAACTACCAGACTATATACCGAAATCGCTTGCAGACCTTATGAAAGCAAATGATGTAAGTGAAGCTGAGATACAAGAAGTAGTTGCACAGCGTGGATACTATCCGCAAGACACGCCTATAGCGAAGTATGACAGTGATTTTATTGATGGTTGTCTTGTAGGTGCGTGGAATAAGATGTATCCACTCATTGTATCAAATAGAGATTTACCAATATAATTTTAAAGGAGTAATGTATTATGTCAGATTTTGAAAGAGAATTAAACTGGGACGATGAAATTTCACAAGAAAGTGAATTTACACTTCTTGAAGATGGAGATTATGATTTTGAGGTTACTAAGTTTGAGAGAGGTCGCTCGAACGGCTCAGAAAAAATACCAGCAAGCAATATGGCAATTCTTACACTGAGAGTCAGCAATGGTTCAGCATCTACAAGCATTATTGAAAGATTAATACTTCATACAAAAATGGAATGGAAGTTATCACAGTTTTTCTGCTCTATTGGTCAGAAAAAACATGGTGAACCGCTTAGAATGAACTGGAATAAGGTTTTGGGTGCAAAGGGTCGTTGTAAGGTCTATGTAGATACTTACACCACTGATAGAGGTGAAGAGCGTAAAACTAACAAGATTTCTAAGTTTTATGATTTTCAAGGAAGCCAGCCAGAACAAACAGCTAAGCCCAAATGGTCGGCAGGTGATTTCTAATGGAATTAAGACCATATCAGCAGGAAGCAAAAACAGCGGTATTTGAGCAATGGGAGCAAGGGTTCAAGAGAACCCTTGTGGTTCTTCCCACAGGTTGTGGAAAGACTATTGTTTTCGCAAAAATTACAGAGGATTGTGTAAGAAAGGGCGAAAGGGTTCTGATACTTGCACACAGAGGTGAGTTACTTGAACAAGCTTCGGACAAGCTGTTTAAAGCAACAGGACTTAAAAGCTCTGTTGAAAAAGCTGAAAATTCTTGTCTTGATTCTTGGTATAGAGTAACGGTTGGTTCTGTTCAAACACTAATGAGAGAAAAGCGTTTACAGCAATTTGATGAGAGCTATTTTGATACAATTATTATTGATGAGGCACACCATTGTATCTCAGACAGTTATCAGCGTATAATAAACTATTTTTCAGATGCACATATTTTAGGTGTTACAGCGACACCAGACCGAGGAGATATGAAAAATTTAGGCTCGGTTTTTGATTCACTTGCGTATGAATATACCTTGCCAAAGGCAATCAAAGAAGGCTATTTAAGTCCAATTAAAGCTGTTACGATACCTTTAAAATTAGATTTATCGGGCGTGGCTACACAAGCAGGGGATTTTAAAGCAAGCGATATAGATACAGCTTTAGACCCTTATTTATATCAAATAGCAAAAGAAATGAAAAATTACTGTAAGAATCGAAAGACAGTTGTTTTTTTACCACTTGTTAAGACTTCTAAGAAATTTAGAAATATACTTAATGAAAATGGATTTCGTGCAGCCGAGGTCAATGGTGAAAGTGAAGATAGAGCAGAAGTATTGGCAGACTTTGACAGAGGAAAATACAATGTACTTTGTAATTCAATGTTACTTACAGAGGGTTGGGATTGTCCTTCAGTAGATTGCGTTATTGTACTTAGGCCTACAAAAGTAAGAGGTCTGTATTGTCAGATGGTTGGGCGTGGTACCCGACTGTGTGAAGGTAAAAAAGATTTATTGTTGCTTGATTTTTTGTGGCATACAGAACGGCATGAGCTTTGCAGACCAGCTCATCTTATTTGCGAAAGTGAAGAAGTAGCAAAGAAAATGACTGAAAATCTTGCAGACAAAGCTGGCTGCGAAATTGATATTGAAGAAGCCGAGCAACAAGCAAACGAAGATGTAGTAGCTCAGCGTGAGGAGGCACTTGCCAAAACTCTTTCAGAAATGAAAAAACGCAAGAGGAAACTTGTTGACCCACTTCAATACGAAATGTCGATACAAGCAGAAGATTTAGCAAGCTATGTACCAGCTTTTGGCTGGGAAATGTCACCACCAACTGATAAGCAAAAAGCGAAGCTTGAAAAACTTGGAGTATTCCCTGATGAAATTGACAATGCAGGTAAGGCCCAAAAGCTTCTTGATAGACTTTCAAAGCGCAGAAATGAAGGCTTGACAACACCTAAGCAAATACGCTTTCTTGAAGGTAAAGGCTTTCAACATGTTGGAACTTGGCAATTTGAAAATGCTAAGAATCTTATCGACAGAATAGCCGCAAACGGCTGGCGTGTACCATCGGGAATAGATGTTAAAACTTATTCAGGAGTATAAAAAATGGAAGATATATTAAAAGCACTTGAATATATAAACCCTGCCACACTAAGCTATCAGGAATGGCTAAATGTTGGAATGGCTCTCAAGTATGAGGGTTGTTCCGCAGCCGTTTTTGATAATTGGTCAAGGTCGGACAGTCGCTGGCACAGCGGAGAGTGCCAACAAAAATGGAACAGCTTTAATGGCTCAGAAAGTCCTGTTACAGGAGCTACTATATTTCAGATGGCACGAGAAAATGGCTACAAGTCGCACGAAGGACACGAGCTTGACTGGGATAGTGAAATATCCTTTGAGGCTGACGGCGAGCCTGAAACAACCATAGAGGAGCGAGCCGACAAACAGCTTATCAGATACCTTGAAACTATTTTTGAATCTAATGAAAATGTTGGTTATGTTACAGAAACTTGGGAAAAAGACGGAAAATATTTACCTGCAAAAGGCAGCTATGATAGAACAGCAGGTCAGCTCATAGAGGCACTATCTAAATGTAATGGCGATATTGGTGCGGTATTTGGTGATTATAATACCAAGGCAGGAGCTTGGATAAGGTTTAATCCACTTGACGGTACAGGAGTAAAAAACGAGAATGTTACAGACTATCGTTATACACTTGTTGAAAGTGATAATATGGAATTATCTAAGCAGAGGCAGATAATAGAAAACCTAAGATTACCGGTAGCTTGTCTTGTCTATAGTGGAAAAAAATCTATACATGCGATTGTTCATGTTGATGCAGGTAACAAGGACGAATATCGTAAGAGAGTAGAATATATTTATAAACGCTGTCAAGAAGCAGGAATGACGATTGATATTGCGAACAAAAATCCATCAAGGCTTAGTCGTATGCCAGGTGTGAAGAGAGGAGATAAAACTCAAGCACTTCTTGCAACGAATATGGGATTTAAAGATTTTTTGTCCTGGGAAGAATACATAGAAAGTATCAATGACAATCTTCCTGATGAAGAAAGCCTTGCAAGCGTGTGGGATAAGTTGCCTGAATTGTCACCACCATTGATTGAAGGAGTTTTGCGTCAAGGTCATAAAATGCTTATTGCCGGTCCTTCTAAGGCAGGAAAATCATTTGCACAAATTGAACTTTGTATAGCTATTGCAGAAGGAGAGAGATGGCTCAACTTCAAATGTGCACAAGGAAGAGTATTATATGTCAATCTTGAACTTGACAGGGCATCGTGTCTACATAGATTTAAAGATGTTTATATGGCTCTTAAAATACCTCCTAATAACCTCAAAAACATAGACATCTGGAACCTTCGTGGAAGGTCTGTGCCTATGGATAAGCTTGCCCCTAAGCTGATACGCAGAGCTAAACAGAAAGGCTATATAGCTGTTATAATCGACCCGATTTATAAAGTTATAACCGGAGATGAAAACAGTGCAGACCAAATGGCAGCATTCTGTAATCAGTTTGACAAGATATGCACAGAGCTTGGAACAGCGGTTATATATTGCCATCATCACAGCAAAGGTTCTCAGGTAGGAAAGCGTTCTATGGATATGGCAAGTGGCTCTGGTGTTTTCGCTCGTGACCCTGACGCTCTTTTAAATATGTCAGAGCTTATGCTTAACGATAATGTTATCAAACAACAGGAAAATAAGGCAGTATGTGAGATATGTATGAAATATCTTAGTCGCTTTGATAAGCTTGACATAGCTTCTCAAGATGATTTATGTAGTGAAGTTAAAATGCGTGAAGCATGCAAAAAAGCTTTATCGGATTTAACATTCAATAACATAATGCAAGAAGTTGAAATTGTGCGTAAACAAATCCAAAAGCGAACAGCATGGAGAGTAGAAGGAACGCTTCGAGAGTTTGCTAAATTTGAGCCTGTGAACTTATGGTTCGATTATCCTGTTCACATTGTAGATACTGTCGGAGTACTTAAAGATGTGAATTCTGAATCGGATATAAATTCTAAAAATTCTCCATATACAAGAAATTTCGGTAAGAAAAAAACTACCGAAGAAAAGAAAAAGGAACGCAATGAAGCCATAAAAGAAGCCTTTGATGCGTGTAATTTAGATGGTAAAGTTACAGTATCTGATATTGCAGAATATATGGGGACGACCGAAAAAACAGTCAGAAATAAGTTAAAATCACACGGTGGGTTTTGGGTTGACGGTGGAAATGTAGGATTAAAGGGAAAGGAAAATATCGAATAATTTTCCCTTCCGTCTTTTTGGAGGAAAAGGAAAATATCGAATAAATTTTCCATTTCCGAAATGGAAAATATCGAATCGGAATCGAGAATTTCCGTGTGACGGAAAATATCGAATAATTATCGAGTTTTTCCGAGGGAAGGAAAATCTATTATTATAAATAATAGGAATAAACATTTCCCTCACGGTCACAGGGGTGAAGTAAGGCGGGCTTAAGCACTGCCCGCCCTACCTTCCTTCCCCTGACCTGTGACAAGAAAAAATTTAAGTTAAGTAAAAAGAAAGTTGGTAAATAATGGCAAATAAAATCAAGCGAAATAAGTTGATTAGTGTTGCACGAAAAATGCCTCCTTTGTATCATAGCATTCCTGGTGAAAAGTTTGACATCAGAAAAAGCAGAACATTATGGTGGCTAATCAAACAACCTGAGATTTTAAATTATGTGTGGAACAATATCAAACAGTCTGGTTTCGTTAAGTATGACAGTGTTACTGGAAAATGGACAGGAATTGATTTTGAATCGGAGGAAAGCAATGATTGAATTTTTTGTGCCAATGATACCTCCAACAGTAACAGCTCAAGAACATAAAGTCACGATAAGGAATGGTAAGCCTATGTTTTATGACCCACCGGAGCTTAAAGAGGCTAAATCGAAAATCTTATCAGGACTTTATCCACACAGACCTCAGAAGCCGTTTGATGGCGGTTTACAGCTAATTGTAAAGTGGTTATTTCCGAAAGGCAATCACAAGAACGGAGAATATCGTATAACAAAGCCTGATACAGATAATCTTCAAAAGATGCTTAAAGACTGCATGACGAAATCAGGCTTTTGGAAAGATGATGCTTTGGTATGCTCTGAAGTATGCGAAAAATTTTGGGCTGAACAGCCAGGAATTTATATCAGAATTGAAGAAATACAAAGGCATATAGATTGAGGAGGAATCAGAGTGACAGCGAAAGAATATTTGAATCAGGCAAGAACGCTTGATTTGCTTATCAATGCAAAGCAGTCGGAACTTTATAGTCTGAAGCTTATGGCTACATCAATTTCGAGTCCTGTAATTTCAGAAAAAGTCCAATCTGGTGGCGAGAATAATGCTATGCGAATCATAGATAAAATTGTAGATTTACAGAATGAAATAAATCTTGAAATTGATAAACTTGTGACATTAAAATCCGAAATACGGGAAAAAATAGGCAATGTTTACAATCAGAAATTTATAACATTGCTAACTGACAAATACATAAACGGATTTACCCTTGAACAGATAGCGGAGAGAATGGATATATCATATACAACTATTTGTAAATTGCATGGAGAAGCGTTAGAAATCTTTAGATATGAAAACAATATGAGATAGTGTACAAAATGCACAAAAAATCCTGTCTGCTTTTGTAAGCTAACTTTATACTTTTTTATATGACAATAAGCTAAAATGGTATTGTGAGATGAGGGCGGAAGAGAGTGCAATGGGTTACTCAAGTTGCGACCAGTAACTCGGACGCAGGTGCTGCACTCCACCGCCAACAACTTGCGTACTTCTTTCTATATGTTGTTCATACAAATACACGCTCAGTAACAATGAGCCGCCCGTCAGAGCGTTATCTGACCCACATACGAGTTGCGTTTTTGTACCTCCTTAGTTATTTGCATTAGAGCCGTCCAATAGGGCGGCTTTTGTGTTGTTATTTTATTTTAAGAGTGGTGGTGACCATGAATGATGAAAATTTGATACCGGTAAGCAAACGAACCAAGAGCGAAGCAAGAGAAATCAGTTCAAAAGGCGGCAAAAAATCAGGCGAAAGCCGTCGTCGAAAAAAGACAATGAAGCAAGTTATGGATATGCTTTTAGAAATGCCTGCGAACACTCCGGACGATTGGGAGTTGCTTGTTAATTTAGGTCTTAATCTTGATGAGATTGACGAAGATACAGTAAATAACATACTTGTTGTAAACGCAGCTTTATTAAAAAACGCAAAGCAAGGCGATGTTGCAAGTATTAAAGAATTAAGAAGTATAATTCGTGATGATGATTTGCTGAAGCATAAGATTAAAACCGAAACAGCTCGCTTAGAGCTTGAGAGAAAGAAATCCGAACCAGAGATAGCACCCGAAAAAGAATATTCAGGCATTCCAGCAAGGTTGATTGCACCGACTTTTTCACCAGTGCTTTTTGACATAGAAGAGCATAAATATTCCGAATATGTCTTTCCTGGCGGTCGTGGCTCGACAAAATCTTCTTTCTGTGGTCTGAATGTTGTTGACCTCATTATGAAGAACGAGGATATGCACGCTTGCGTTTTAAGGCAGGTTGCAGATACACTCAGAAGTTCGGTATATCAGCAGATATTGTGGGCTATATCCGCTCTTGGAATTGATAGTGAATTTAATTGTACAGTGTCGCCACTTGAGATTACACGAATTAAAACAGGACAAAAGATATACTTCCGAGGTGCTGATGACCCTAATAAGATTAAGTCAATAAAAACCGCATTCGGCTATATCGGTGTAGTGTGGTTTGAGGAGCTTGACCAGTTTGCGGGTGAAGAAGCTGTTCGTAAGATTGAGCAATCGGTTATTCGAGGTGGTGATATTGCTTATAAATTCAAGTCTTTCAACCCTCCGAAATCGGCTCAGAATTGGGCGAATAAGTATATTAAGATTCCTCGTGAGGATAGGCTTGTTGTTGAAAGCACTTATCTTACAGTGCCTAAGAAATGGCTCGGAAAGCCGTTCTTAGATGATGCAGAGTTTCTAAAGGAAACTAACCCTATCGCTTACGAAAATGAGTATATGGGCGTTGCCAATGGCACTGGTGGCAATATTTTCGATAATGTAGAGATAAGAACTGTCACCGATGAAGAAATCGAACATTTCGACTATATTTTCAACGGCGTTGACTGGGGCTGGTACCCTGATTTATACGCTTTTGCGCGTGTGCAGTATGCTCCTGCACAGCATACGCTGTTTATATGGCAGGAATACACTTGCAATAAAACGAAGAATATTGATACAGCAAAGCAACTTATTGAGTTAGGTATAACCTCTAATGATTTGATTACTTGTGATAGCTCTGAAAATAAATCAGTAGAAGATTATAGAGCATATGGTTTACTTGCAAGGCCTGCTGAAAAAGGTCCTAATAGCCGAGAGTATTCTTACAAGTGGTTACAATCGTTGAATAAGATTGTTATTGACAATGAGAGATGTCCTGAGGCTGCAAAAGAGTTTCTTGACGCTGAATACGACAGGGATAAAGAAGGCAATGTTATAAGTGGTTATCCTGACGGCAACGACCATATGATTGATGCGGTAAGATATGCAACGGAGAGAATTTGGAGAAAGCGAGGTCAGTGAGCTATGAGCATTATTTCAAAAATAAAGGAGTGGATAAAGAAGATGTTATCAAAATCAGATGTAAGTAGTGTCTATGGCGTTGAGCTTGCAATAACAGACGATATGCTTAATGCAATCGAGGATTGGGAGAGAATGTATGCTGGCAAAGCGTTTTGGATAAATCACGAAAAAGGAATTTATTCATTGAGACTTGAACAAGCGATTGTAAGAGAGCTTTCAAACATTTCCACAAACGAAATGACCATTAAAATATCAAATAAAAAGCTTGATGATATTTTTAGAAGCTCTGTAAAAAATCTAAATCTTAATCTTCAAAGAGGGCTTGCGTCTGGTGCAATGATAATAAAACCGCTCGGCGAAGATAAAGTTCAGTTTGTTCCTCAATCGCAGTTTATTCCTGTTGAATACGATGTGAATGGTAGGCTAATCAAGGTTATTTTTCCGGAAGTTAAATATCTTGGAAATAACGATTATCGTATACGCTTAGAATATCACTCCTTAGATTATGAGAAAGGTTTGACAATTACAAACCGAGCGTTCCGTTCTTTTGACGGCGTATCGTTAGGCAGAGAAATCCTCTTGTCTGATGTAGCAGAATGGGCAAAGCTCTTGCCCTATGTAAGCTATCCTCTTATGCTTCGCCCAGCTTTTGGGTATTATGTCAATCCTATTGCAAATACTATTGATGGTTCGTACTCAGGTGTATCAATATTGGATAGTGTAAAAAATCTTATACGATTGACAGACACTCAATTCGGTAGACTTGACTGGGAATTTGAAAGCGGAGAAAGAGCTGTTGATGTTGATGAACAAGCTCTGAAACCGTCCGATAATCTTCTAACAGGTCAAAAAAGCTTAGAAATGCCTAAATTAAAAGAACGGCTTTATAGGGGCTTGAATATATCAGGCGGAAGTAAAGGCGATTTTTACCACGAGTTTTCCCCGCAACTTAGACAAGTTGATTTTATTGCAGGTCTCGAAGAATACAAGCGAGAAATCGAGTTTGCAGTTGGTTTGGCTTATGGTGATATATCAAACCCTCAGACGATAGATAAGACAGCTACCGAAATAAAGTCATCAAAGCAAAGAAAATTTGATACTGTCACAGCGATACAAAATAATCTTAAGTTATGCCTTGAGGATTTATGCTACGCTCTTGCATTTTATAACAAGCTTACACAAAGCGGATATGAAATTTCAATAAACTTTGAAGACAGCATACTTGCTGATGATGAGGTTAAGAGAGCAAGTGACAGACAAGACGTTGCTATGGGAGTAATGCCTTTGTGGGAATACCGTATGAAATGGTACGGAGAAGACGAAAAAACCGCTAAGGCTATGACTTCTAATAGTACAGCAGAGGTTATTGACTGATGTATACGCCGGAAGAAATAGAAGCCTTTTCAATGCTTTTTGATGATATGATGAGAAGTCTTGAGATTGAAGTAATGGAAGATGTGATTCGCCGTATAAGAATCAATGGTGAAATCGCCCGTTCTGCGGATTGGCAGTTATATAGGCTTTATGAACTCGGAGAAAGCAAGAGAGCATTAAAAAAAATCATAAAGGACGCTTTCGGTTTTGATAGCAAAGAAATAAATCATTTGTATAAGGATATTATCCGAAAAGGCTATGCGAGAGATGAAACACTTTACAAAACAAAGGGCAAGCCGTTTATTCCATTTGAAAAAAATGAAGCCTTACAGCAGTACATATTAGCTATTGCAGAGCAGACAGCCGAAACTATGAAGAATATATCTCAATCGCTCGGCTTTGCTGTAAAATCAGGCGATAAGAGGGTATTTAAACCTATTGCAAAATATTATCAAACTACGCTCGACAATGCAATTAACGGCATTGCTACGGGCGTTTTTGATTATAATACGGTTCTTAAACAGACAGTGTCAGAAATGACTAATAGCGGTCTAAGAACTGTTGATTATGAAACAGGTTGGAGTAATCGTGCAGATGTCGCAGCACGCAGGGCAGTTATGACAGGGCTAACACAGGTTACGGCGAAGATTAACGAGAGCAACGCCGAAAAGCTTGGAACGGATATGTTTGAAGTTTCGTGGCATAGCGGTGCCAGGCCTTCACACCAGGTTTGGCAAGGTCGTTGGTATAAGAGTAGCGAGCTTGAAAGTGTATGTGGTTTAGGCTCTGTTACAGGCTTGTGTGGTGCTAATTGTTATCATAGCTATTATCCAGTTGTTCCTGGTATTTCTGTTCCAACTTATACCGAAGAAGAGCTTACCGAGATGAATCGTCAAGAGAATATTCCGACTGATTACAACGGCAAGCAATATACAAAATATGAAGCTCTGCAAAGACAGCGGCAACTTGAAACAAGAATGAGAGCAGAACGGCAGAAAATCAAGCTATTGCAGGACGGTGAAGCTGATGAAACAGATATAATGCTTGCAAGGGCAAAGTACAGAGGTACTTCTCAAGAATATACAAGCTTTTCAAAAGCTATGGATTTGCCACAACAAAGGCAGAGAGTGGCTATTGACGGTTTGGGGAATATCGGTAGTGGTAAATGGAAAATATCAACATATAATATGTCAAAGCAAAGAGAATATAACGGAAATACTTGGAGCAGAATTGGTAGTAAAATATCAGAAGATGAGTATAATTTATTGGTAAAGCACGCTAATGATAAATGTATAAGGCTTGTTAGTTTTCAAAATTTTGATGGTGATGTTGAGCTTATCCACGAAATGATTGATAATGCCAATAATATAATTAGGGATTTTCCTTTATTAGCAAGCGGTAAAACTCAGTTACAGATACATAACTCATTTGGAATGGACGATGATGATTTTGCACAGACAATTGGCAATAAGATTTTTATAAATAATTATGCTTACAGAGATAGGCAAATTCTTGAAATAGAATATGATAAACTTGCAAATGAGGGTTGGTTTGTTAAAGGCACAGATTATAATTCTATTATTTATCACGAAATTGGTCACGCTGTTACCAATGTATATGGATTATCTCCAATGAAGATAGCAAAAGAAGTTACAGGATTGAATAATAATCAGTCTGTAGTTAATTTTGTATTAAATAACTTATCAGAATACTCAAGTAAAGATTTGAAAGGCAGAGAAATTATTTCAGAAGTTTTTTCAAGTGTTTATTCTAAGACAAATAATCAATTTGCCTTGAAATATTTTGAAGAATGTGTTAAGATAATTTTGAAAAGAGGTGGAGCATAATGACTAAAAATAAGGAATTATTTTATTGGCAAAATAACACAGATTGGTACACTTGTGACGATGAAGGAAATATTGTATTAAATAATAATGCTCCAGAAAGAGCCAAAAAGAGTTTTGAAAAGTGGGAAAAATGGAAAAAATATAACTCAGATGAAAATAATTTAATTTAAATTAAGCCACCCTTAAACAAGGCTGTTTTGATTACGGGGAGTTCTATGGATATAATCGAATTTCATAGTAAAATGAAACAGCATTGTGAAAGTCTGAATGGGAACTGCTCACAATGCTGTTTCTTAGAATATTGCTATTCTCAAAAAAGAGATA